CTGGTAAAGAGACTGCGCGTAAGCAAAAGCGCAAACTGACCTATGTCTCCAACATCTATGTTGTGAAGGATCCTGCTAATCCCCAGAACGAAGGTAAGGTCATGCTGTACAAGTACGGCAAGAAAATCTTCGACAAACTCACTGCTGCTATGCAACCCGAGTTTGAGGATGAGGAAGCAATTGATCCGTTTGATTTCTGGCAGGGTGCCAACTTCAAACTGAAGGCAAAGAACGTTGCAGGTTATCGTAACTACGATTCTTCTGAGTTCGCTGCACAAAGCGCACTCTTGGACGACGATGACGCAATGGAAGTTGCCTGGAAGAAAGAGTATTCTCTCGCAGAACTCGTTGCCGCTGATCAGTTCAAGACTTATGATGAACTGAAACTGCGTCTTGATTATGTTCTTGGTAACAAGGGTACTCCTCGTGTTCAACAGGATGAGGACCTTGAGGATGAGAGCGAAGGTCGTGGTCCCGTCAAGGATCTGACTGATGACATCCGCAACGAACTGGAATCTCTCCCCACTTCACGCACTGTGACTGAGGAAGATGAAGACGATACCCTGTCTTACTTTGCTAAACTGGCTGAGTGATCAGAGAATAGTATTTCTTGTATTCTCTGTTTTAATCAGTCTTGAGTCAACGTATTGAGAAGACCTCTGATAAGTCATTATGTCTCTCATATCGTTCAAGAACTGCTGTAAGTAACTAGGTTTCAGAAGGAAGATTGATCTTTTAGCATCATTCTTCCTTGTTTCGTAAATGTAGTTACTTATTCCAGTTGTTGGATTTAAGTCAGCAGCAGAGTAGTCATTAGGATTAGGAATTTTAAAGTCCTTATCAACTACTTTGCCTGCTGGTAAAATTAATTTACCATTATTATCTTTAACTTCTGTGGTTTCAAAGTGGTGAGTATCATTTATATTATTACCATAGATTCTTTCAGCATAATCATATAAATCTCTATCAGATAAAGGCCATTCATCTCTGACGTTGATGATACCAGCGGTGATGGTCACAACCCAGTCTAGTTCAGAATCACCATAGACTTCATCCGCTACAGTATCTGGTCTAGCACCCTCTCTGATTTCATACTTATCAAATACAGTAAAAACATTTTGTAAGTCATTACGTAATCTTACGCGACGGAACAGATTCTTTACTTCAATATACTCATCAGCAGAAGTTCTACTAGAGAGTGGTGATTGATATAATAAGTTTGGTAGTTCTCTGAAAAATCCCATTAGAATCCTACTCCGTCTGTATTATCTCTAAGATCATAATCTTCGTTGTAAACAGGACTTAACTCTTGGAATGATAAGTCTATAGTCATAGAAACTGGTGTTCCATCATAATAGGTTGCATAAGTTCCATCACCAGTATAGTTTACTGATACATTTTGTAGAGCACAAAGTTTAAATTCATGTAAGAAACCTTGGGATCTCCCATTACCTTTTACATATTGAAGTTGGAATATATTAGGTGTTTTTAGTAGTGCTCCACTATTTCCACCTTTTGGTGACATATTCTTTTTAAATGCCTTGATGATTCTTTTTACTTCTAGAGTTTCTTTTTCAAATCTAGGTGTAAACTTAAACTGAAACTTAAACTGCCTAAGAGTAGGACTATTAAATAATAATTCCATATTGGGATTAATTATCTGCCCAGAATCTCTTGCGAGCACTTGATTGACATCAAGGTTAGCACCCAATTGATTGACCGCATTTGCAACAAGAGCAGTAGTTATCAAATCGCGGTTTTCTACAGCGAGATCAATACCCCTATCCACATTACTTATTGCTTTTCTCAGAGCATCAATTGGATTATTTGATCTAGCTATATCAACACCAGCTTCAAATCCAGCAGCAGCAAAGGCATTTACTTTACTTTCACCATACTGTACGTTATTACTACTTCCGATTTGTGAAGGAACGGGTAATAAAATAGAACCTAAAAGATTTCTGGGTATAATATCTACCGTTTCATCACCTATACCTCTAGCAACAATAAGACTATTGACGGTTTCCGTTCTACCATTAACTGTTGCTTCTCTTGTTCTTGTTTTTCTCTGATATTTGTAAATATTAAATCTCAGATAATCTTGTGATGCCTGTGTGGTCTCATATGGATATCTAAGTTGTGATTTACCAAAGGCAGGAGCAAACTTTTCACCAGTCTGTGCTTTATTTGCAACTGTATCAATTTTTTTCTTTTCAACAAATCCACTCGAACCAATATTTACATTACTTAGACTTCCAGAGTAATCTGTTGAAGGTAAATCATACCCATCATTTTTTGGTTGCTCAGGATTTAGGTGTTGATTTTGCCTTTGGATTTCCTCAACTGATGGTAGTATTCTTGGAGCAGCAGCACCAGAATCAGAACCCAATGTTTCTAGTTTTGGTGGATCAGCCGTAAGAGAACCCGCACCACCATACATTGGTCCTACTTCATCAGGTTTTACGGGGATAAAATCCTGTATTTTTTCCCGTAAATTCTGTACGTTTTCTATAACATTCTTAATTTGCTCACCAGCACGGTTGGCATCTTTGACACCAACTCCTCGCCTTAAGTTTCTTTGTAAATCCCCACCTACTGCCGCTGACATATGTTTTTTTCTAACTATTTAGACGGATATTCCCATATGGAATAGTTACAAGGTCTTGGAACTCTTCTGGTTGCACTTCATATAGACCACCAACTATTTCACTCCAAGTATATTGTCTGTATTCACCCCAATGAAAGTTCATTCCACGGAACCCCCATTGGAATACATTACCCACAGCCACTAGTGGATTTTGATCGTATTGTATATTAGGTGTCTTGGGTATATAAACGAATGTATAGAACTTACCTTCCTCTGGCATCTTACTTCCTTCAGTAAGAGCACCCATTATCTCAACCATCATCTCATCTGGGTCTTCTATACCAACCAATCCATCTAGAATACCTCTTACTCTATTGGAATCAGCATCGGTTGGATATGCCATTACTTGATACCTAATTCGTTTTCTGTAAGAACCTTAAACTCCCACATTCTGTCTTTACAGAACTCTCTTGCTGCCTTCCACTTTGCCTGGTTCTTGGCATACTCATAGACTTCGTAGATGTAACCCTTGGTTTTTTTCTTCTGAACCTTGGGTTCCATACACTGCTTCAGAGGTTTGATTTCAATGATATACTTTTTGATTTGACCTGTACTCTCTCTTACCTTAATATAGAAGTCAGGGTAGTATCTGTGAATCCTATTATCAATCGGAGAACGATATGGTAGTGCTATTTCTTCACTTCCCCACTCAAGTATATTCTGGTTTCTATCACAGTAAACCATGAACTTACGCTCCCACAGAGATCGATATACTATATTAGATGGGTTACCTTTATACTTCTTCGGATGCGACGGTTGATATTTTCCCTTATATGACATCTAAATAACTATAACAATCACAGCTATATTTAGATGCCGTCATCAAGGTCTCCAAGAGTTGGTATCAGGAGAGGTATATTAGCGAGGATCAATAGATCTGCGTTAGCAACTCCTGCACTGGATAATCAGTATCAAGTTGATATAAATGTAAATGGTTCTGGTGAGAGAAGACAGTTAGTAAAATATATCAACGAAAATTATGGTGTTAATAGAAGATATATTCTTGACAATATAGGTATTGCTTGCTATGATGCTGTTCTACCAACAAGTTCATTTGCTACCGCTGAGGTAAAGGATAACTTTCATGGGATAAATCAACAGTTTGCACATACAAGGTTGCATGTTGATTCTAATTTTTCATTCTACGTGGATGATAATTATAATGTCTTAAAGTTCTTTGAGGGATGGATGGACTTCATCTCTAGTGGTGGTTCTTCCTCTGAGAATGATAATAACTATTATAGGAGAATGCAGTATCCTAGCGCATATAAATGTGATGGGATTACGATTACAAAGTTTGATAAGAATGTTAATCACTCAATAACACATCAATTTAAAAACGCATTTCCTAAGAGTATGCAGTCAATCCCCGTAAAATATGGAACAGCGGAGATATTAAAAGTTACTGTAACTTTTGCTTATGACAGGTACATTTTCATTCCAAACAAACCAAATTTTACTAGATAAATATTTTCACTGAATAACATATTATGCCTTTACCAAAGATTTCTACACCAACATATGAGTTGGATTTGCCTTCGACTGGAAAGAAAATCAAATATCGTCCCTTCCTTGTAAAGGAAGAAAAAATCCTCATCATGGCACTTGAATCTGAAGATCAAAAACAGATTTCCGATGCTATCAAAACAGTTATTTCTGATTGTATCATCACCAGAGGAGTTAAAGTTAATCAACTTTCCACCTTTGATATTGAGTACCTCTTCCTTAATGTTCGTGCCAAGTCCGTTGGTGAAACTGTAGAGGTTAATATTACATGTCCTGATGATGGTGAAACTCAGGTTCAACTTGAGATTGATATTGATACTATCAGAGTTCAGAAAGATCCTGAGCATAATCCTATCATCAAACTTGATGATGAGTTATCCATTAAGATGAAGTATCCATCACTGGATCAGTTTGTTGAGGCAAACTTTGAACTGGTAGATGAATCTAGTGATGTTGATAAGTCGCTTGATATGATTATATCTTGTATTGATCAAGTATATAACTCTGAGGAATCTTGGTCAGCATCTGACTGCACCAAGAAAGAACTGCAAGGGTTTGTGGAGCAGATGAATACGAAACAGTTCAAGTTGATTGAACAGTTTTTTGAGACAATGCCTAAACTATCACATAAAATTAACGTGACTAATCCTAATACTAGGGTTGAGAATGAGGTAGTGCTTGAGGGCTTAGCAAGTTTTTTCGGCTAGGCATGGCGCATGAGTCATTGGAAAATTACTACAAGACAAATTTTGCTTTGATTCAGCACCATAAATATTCATTAACA